ATGACAGCAACATTAACAGAAGAACAATTGAAGTTAAGGCAACAAGTCCTACTGATTTTGTTCAGAGAATTTGGAAATGGGAAATATTCTAATCAATCAATATATGAATGTGCAGATGAATGGATAGAGAAGGGACATAAGATATCAGCAGGTATTGTCAAATATTATGATGCTTACTATAATAAATAACTTACTTGCTGTAATAAAATGCAAAAAATAATTAATGTACTTGCTCTTGCGTCTACTGCTGTATCTATTGCCGTTGTTGGCACTGGTGCTTACGTTTACGTTAATAAAGATTCCATCATAGAAAGTGTTACAGAGAAAGCACTTGGTGGTATAGGTGGTGGATTAGGTGGAGATCTTCCAATAGGAGCTCCTGAACTTGCACCTCCAGCAGGACAAGCAACAATCCCTTCTGCTGGTCTAGGAATATCTCAATTCTAAATAAGATAGTTGCTTGACTATCATGGCTGATGAAGTAAAAGAAGAGGTAGTAGAAGAAGTTGTTGAGGAAGAAAAAAAGAAAGGTGTCTTTGGTAAAGTAAAGGATGCCATACTACCAGATGCTGATGAACAAGCAGCAATCATCTCTACTTTTGTGCGAATTACAGTCCTTGCCTGGTCTGGTGGAATATTGACTCTTAATTATGTGGCTATTCCAGGTGTACCACAACAAAAAATAGATCCAACTTTTATTGCCTCAGTTTTTACAGGAGTTTTAGCTAGCTTTGGAATCCAGACTGCATCTAAGAAAGGTGATGGTACAATGAAGATGGATAAGAATGGTAATTCTGTTAACGGAAATGGTGGTGGTGGCATCAGTAAGAAAGACCTTGAGATGTTAATTGAAAAAGCATCACAGACTGGTCCTACTCAAACAATTAGAATTGAACAAGCACCTATCAAGATCAGCACTGATGAAAAACCTTATCAATTGTAAAGATAAAGAAACTATTAAATGAATAACTAATTATTCAACATGATAGACCCATATCCCAAACCAAGATGGGATTTAGAAAATGATGTAGTACGACTTGAGCAAATGATTATTGTTTACGAACAAGAAATCGAACAACTGAAGATTGAAAAGGATGAATTAAAACAAGAGATCCTTTTCTTAAGAAGAAAATTGAAGATGGAGGATGATGAAGATGTGGAATCTTAATATTAAAGAATCTTTTATTAAGATTAAAGATTGGGACAAGGCATGGGCAAAAAAAATTCAAGATAAATTTAATCTTACAGATTATCAAATGCTTTGCTTGGCATTTGGTAAGGGGTTTATACTTGGTGCGTTGATACTCTAACTGAGTGTTTGAGTCCACACCAAACTAGGCAAAAATTACTATACTGTGCTATAAATATTTGCAGTATGGGATTGAATGATCATGCCCCTGACTCAACAGAAGCATTATACAGTGGGTTATCATGACCTACAACACAAACATCATGAGATATGTGAGTATGCAATAGATGCATATGAAGCAATACAGAAATCTAAGGAGGATGTTCCTGCATTAAAGGAACATCCTCATTTTGTTGACTACTGCATAACAGAAGAGGTTAATAATATCTCTAGACTCATGGAATCTGGTATTCCTATGGGGCATTAGATATGAAACATGAAATAATGTGGTGGATGAGTAGACTCACCATCATGGGAACATCCTTAAGTTTATCAGTTTGGTTGGCAGCGCAGGCATATGCGTAAATAGTATTACTTGATATAAACTTATGCTATCAACACAATATCGTTTGAGATTGGAAGGAATATGTAAGAGTATTGCTTCTGGTACTGAGGTTAGCTTGGATGATATGATCTGGGCAAACAAATTAGCAAAAGCAAACACAGCAGCAAGAGGTATGCTCAACACTGCAAGAAGGATGAGCACAAATCCTGATGAGTCTTTTCTTAATCAGTTGAACATTGGAGACCCTGATTCAACTAATCACAAGAGGGGTTTCAATGATCCACAAGATGTGGTAGAATGGTTTCATCAAGAAAGATCTGACGATTGGAGGCAAAGAGATTGATGATTTTCTTATCAAAACCATCAGTATACCATTTACCTGGTACATGGGAAAAACAAGATGATGTTCTTATTCATCACTTAAATTTAACACCTGATCAAGGATTAATTTTATTCTTTGGTTTACTTCTAGGTACATTAGTTGCTTATGGAATTTATCTTACAGTGGGGGCAGGTAAAAAAGATTTACGTGATCCCATTGATGAACATGCCAAAATGCATGAATTAGGTATAGCACATGGACATGGTGGAAACAAGGAAGCATATGAGATGTCTGGTAAACTAAAGCACGATCATCCTCCAGACCTACTGGGATGAGTGAGGTAGTGTGGTCAGTTAATATTATGATAACTATCCTCCTGATATCAGTGGGGATAGTTTTGTACTACATATTTCAGTACGATAATTGGTATCCAAATGGGAGCGATGAAACCCCCAAGCAGGAAGAGCTGCTACAATTTCAGAGTAGTGACGATAGACAAGGTACTTGATGGTGATACTATTGACGTTACCATTGATCTTGGTTTTGATCTTTACAAGAAAGAAAGAGTTAGAGTTGCAGGAGTTGATACGCCAGAGAAAAGAACAAGAAACCTTGAGGAGAAAGCATTGGGAATAGATGCTACTAATTGGTTGAAAAAAAAGTTAGAAGATACTATTGCAGGTGATGGAGATGAACTTACTGTTAGAACAGAACTTGTGGGTGGCACTGGGAAGTATGGTAGGCTTCTTGGTTGGCTCTATATTAACGAGGATACTGTTTCATTAAATGAACAAATGATCACAGAAGGGTATGCTCATGCTTATGATGGAGGCACTAAGGATATGAACCTTGAAAAATTACGTGAGATACGTAGATCATTTGGAACACTGGGGGACTATGAAAATGCATGATGATGAAGGAACTTTGATCTCTGAGTTGTTGACAATTACAGCTCTTCTTGGTGGTAAAATGGAGAGATATGAAACCCTAAATTCTACAGGTATATCTTCTAAGAAGATTGTAATAGAATATAATATACAGGAGAGAAAGTGATGACTCAAGAATTAAGAGAAAATCTTTTAGATATGTTGAAAGAGAAAGCTTATCGTAAAGGTGAGTTTAAACTATCTTCTGGAAAAACTAGTGAGCATTATGTTAACTGTAAACCTGTTATATTAAATGGTAGGGGATTGTGGATAACATCTCATCTTTTATTAAACACTATAGAACATGATGCTAGAGCAGTAGCAGGTCTCACTCTTGGTGCTGATCCTTTAGTATCAGGTGTTGCTATGGCATCATTTCAATTTTGGAATAAATTAAATCCAAAGTTTATGGTGGATGGTGGATTGATAGTGCGTAAAGAACCTAAGGGACATGGCACACAAGCATGGATAGAAGGTCCAGTATTACCTGAGGGTTCTAAGGTTACTGTCTTAGAGGATGTAATAACTACAGGAGGTTCTTCTCTCTTTGCAGTTGAGAAATTACGTGATGCTGGATATATAGTTGATAGAATTGTTTGTATTGTGGATAGACAGGAGGGAGATGAGATCAGAGAACTTATGGAGTCCAAAGGTATAAGACTTATAAGTTTATTTAAATTGGAGGAATTAATCTGATGGACATAGGTAAAGCAGCATCAACTACAACAGCAGTAGCAGTCCTTGGAACTGGTGCATTTGTTGGTGGTAATCACCAGATAGATAAGATGCAGGGTGGTCCACAGAAGAGACAGGATGCACAAATAGAACAGATAAGACAGGTTGTAAGAGAAGAAGTCTATATACAAATGATTAATTCTTGGCCTAAGACTAGTGGACCTGTAAAGGGTCTGAAAGTTCCCAAGAAAGACTATAGACAGGAGGTTCCTAAATGATTTTTTCAATGTTAAATGTAGTGGATGCATGGAATGAGATCTCATGGGCAGATGCTATTCCATTTCTTCTAGTGGTTATAGGACTTTACTGGGTTAAAGTTAAGATTGATACATCTGCTGGTCTGGGTAGAAAGAAAAGCAGACAGTTGAAAAAGATTATTGTAGAGGCAATAAAAGAAGCTAATGTCTCATCCTAAAGGATATACACAAGAGATGATCAAGGAGATCTTAGGCACTGCTTGGTTGGATAAAGATAACATAGCAGAATCTGGTAATGAAATGAGAAAGAGAAAGGGTAGAGAGATGAGGGAAGGTAAAAGACCTTATCCCACATACCCATCAAAAGAGTCTAGGATAGCAGATACTTCAGGTAAGTTTGATGAGTCTGGTGCATACATATATCCATCAGACTCAGGGTTTAATTATGTGCAGTGGTGTAAAGATCATCCTGATTCAACAGAAGCAGGATCATATGGAAATAAAGTATCATGATTCCTAATATTGAAAGTATTGTTGTTGATAATAATCAAATACCTATTATTGGTATTGGTAATAATTCTATAGAATCTATTGGAGTAAGATATATTTCTGATGTTAGTAATGTTAGAGTGTGGAGTTATATACCTCCATCAACAAAAAATATGACAGTTCCTGTTACCATGCAGGTAGGCACTCCCATAGTTAATATGCCTGGTTGTGTGAAGGTACACAAGGAGAACGCAAAGAATCCAAAAAATAGAAATAAGATGTTGGTCAATGATGACCCTAAAGGTAATACAATACTATGTGATGCTGGTGCTCCATATTATGAACCAGCAGAGTATGATTATAGGGATTTAACTTGGCAAACAATAACTCAAGATCCGCCAGAACCAGAGGGTATAGATGCTGGAGAACCACCTACACCAGAATTTAATACTCCAGAACCTCCTACAACACCTCCTCAAACTGCTGAAGATGAGGAATGTCCTCCACCCAATGCAAGGAGGATTGGAGACTTAAATCAGGCAGGTACAGAGAAGGTTACTGGATATAAATTAACTCCTGATGGAAAGATTTGTGAAACACAATGGGAAGCACTAGGTTTTGCTGAACAATATCTACCCAGTGTTCCTATTGTATCTACTACTGCTACTATTGCTCTGGTTGCGACAAGTTCTGCCCTACTTGCAAAACCCCTAGCGGATTTACTTCTGAAGGTTGTGAAAC